TTTACGCGCTTTAGCGAGATCGCGTGTCCACCTGGCTTTAGTAATCGGGGATCGGGCCAATATGGGCAACGGGAATATAGTCCCGTCCCTGTCCGCGTAGCTCGTAAAGGAGATATGAATATGGGCAGTGTGCCCCCATTTTCCGTGTCTCCATGTCCACCACGTTTTACGATACGACCCCGACGCGATCCGGTTCTCGTATACAACGTATTTCAGCCGATTCGAGCCGGGTAAACCTGACGCGGCATAGTCCAGGAGTTGGTTAGCTAGGACTCTGGCCGTGCCACCATTTGACAATGTGCCTAGGTTTTCGTCGACGTCGATAGCGTGAACGATTCCGGCTTTATTAGGGTTGTGATCCGAGGCTGCTCCCCTACTCGCGTGGGCACTATCACCCACCCACCCGTCAGAGTCCTTTTGACGTCGAGGCCAGCGGCGGTCTATTTGATCGCGTAACGTAACTCCACCTTTACAAAGTTTCGCCATTACTCACCCCGTAACGTGTGTCTTGAGGGTTAAGCGTGTTAATAATAATCGGGATTACGGCGGCACTAATCGCCACAATAAGCGGGTGAATATCTGATGTGGTGAGCCACGATAATGCGGCTCCTAGTGCGGCTCCGAGCGTGATTTTGATAAATGATCCGGTAGGACTATCGGCTAGCCATTTTTCTAGTTGTCTCATTTTTTGTCCATTCCCACATGCTCTATGAGTCGGTCTACTTTGTGTGCTACGTCTGCAAGTGATTGGCCGTGGTTGCGGTAATTTGGTTGTATTGACTTAGTCGCTTTAGCGATTTCGTCGCGGACTACGTTACGGACTAGCCAAATAAGGCCACCACCCATAATTCCTAATATAGCTAGGACGGTAGCGACTAGTCCGACGTAATCCGCTAAAGTCATTTTTTGGCTAGTTTAGCTCGGACGGCTGCCCGCGCCCGCTCCGTGTCGCTAGAAATTTTAACCTTAACTTTCTTTGGTTTCACCTCGACCTCTGGCGGGGTGTCTACGTGTAATTCTTCTTCTATCGCGCTCATTCTGGGGCCTCCTCGGTTATTGGTGCTATGAATACATCTAGGTCGGGGTCGTATGTGTAGCCGCTGCCAGCGTATAAAGCGCGAAAACTACCACTATATGAGGTTTGTAAAAAATCTCCCGCAATGCCACATGCTGCAATAAATGTTTGACCAATATGTTCCGATTCTGGAAAGTCTCCATTACCGCATTTGTCATTATCGACAACAATTACACCTAGTACAACGTTGTTTGTTACCTGTGCAAAATGAGCCATTTTTATACCTTTACCCTAAGAATTACTACACCTGATCCACCGGCACCACCATTTTGCTGTGCGCCACCGCCACCACCACCACCTGTGTTAGCGGACGCTGCCGTGCCTACTGCGTTATTACTTCCACCGGCACCACCACCACCAGCGCCACCAGCGCCACCAGTAACGGCACCACCACCACCACCACCACCGGCGCGAGTAACCGCTGAGCCTGTTGTGCTATTTGACGTACCGGCACCACCGGCACCACCTACGTTAGTTACTGCGGCTGCCCCTACTGCGTTACCGCCACCGCCACCGCCACCAGATGATCCGGCACCGTTAAACCCGTCACCACCTGCAAAACCAATTGTACTTGAAAGCGTTTTACCTCCAATTCTGGTAGCGCCACCAAAGTCACCCGTACCGCCACCACCTGAGGCGCCTGGTTGCCCTTTTTCCTGCAAAGTTCGACCTCCACCACCACCACCACCAACACTAAATAGGGTGTCGAGTTTTCCACCATTTCCACCAGTGCCACCAGCCCCCGTTGCTCCAGCGGCTCCACCACCCGGCACCGTTACGGTTAATGTCCCTGTCGGTAAATATGCATTCGGGTAGTAAGCATGTCCGCCGCCACCACCGGCACCGGCTGCGCCTTGGCCACTAGTTGAAGCGCCACCACCGCCACCGGAGCCCACTATAAGCACGTCGGCTAATCCGTCTTTTGTGACTGTCAGAGTACCGCTGCCGGTATATGTGATGTATTTGTAGTTAAATCCGCCGGTCGTGTAGGTGCCGGTCGCCGTGTCGCTAAAATTGGCGTTACCCGCACCACCCGTAAAAGGGACTAAAGTCCATGTATTTGACCCGGTTCGAATTGCGGTTGCGGCTCCGTATTGGGCTATAGTCGTGGCGGTATTTGTGACAGTCACCCCCGCACCACCATTAACGGTAAGCGCACCCGCTCCGTAATTGACAACCCGAATCATGGCGCCGGTAATCCACACGACAGAGGATTGAGGCGGTATAGTAAAAGTTTTAACCGCCGCGTTAGTAGCCGTGACTATTGTTCTTGCGTCACCCAAGACGAACGTGTAAGTTGCTCCCGGCTGTGAGTTTGCTGTCGGCGAGTTATCTAACTTTGTGTCTACCTTATCCGCCAGGGACAGCGACGTAGCCGGGTAACTTGCGACAAGGTCTGAGGCCTCCACATAGGGAGTGCCACCTGCCGTTACTGCCATATCATTCCTCCTTTATTATGCCGCTAGGCTATTGCTCGTCAAGACTTCAAACCATTGTAAACCGGCTGGTACTGCGCTCCATATTAGTACGGGATCGACTTCACCCCATGTAACCGTTTGGAACGAATAACGCGGGTCGGAAAGTGACAGGGTTAGGATATGTTCGCCGGGGGTGTAAGTTTCTCCCCACCCTTCCACAATTCCAAGAAAGTTTTCTTCGGGTGCCGGTTGCGGCAAGTTAGATAGTGACACGGCCATGCCAGAGACTAGGCTTAAAACTAGGTCGCGGGTTATTGTGTCTAGGTTATGCACCATGACGGACACGGTTCCCAAGCTGTAGAGCGGGTTAGCCTGGGCGGTAATAATGTTGCCGGCCCTGTCAATAACATCCGCTGAGTAGCGTAGTTCTGTGTTTAAGCGGTACTCCCGTAGGCCATAGGACGCTATTGAAGCGCTGTCCGTTTGTGTGGTTTCGTGGGTATCGTCATAACCCAGAACGGTCACCGAGTTAATAATGGTTTGCCGTGTCTTTGACCAGGTAGGGGTAAAAATAATATCCGTACTAGGCACAATGACGGGGAGCGGAATAATACCGAATTGTTGCCACTCGAAAGTCTGTGCGGCCCACGTGCCTAACGTGTTACTCCAAATACCTTCAAACGACGTGATCCCTCTAGCCCCGTAGGACTCGAATATGATTTGCCCCTGGGGGTCATCAAAATAGGTTGCTCCCGTCCACTCCGCTACATAACCAAGATACGAAAGCGCATCCGTAGGGTCAATATCGGCGCCGGTAATTTGATGCAATTCGACGGTAGGACTAGCACCGTTTAGGTAAGGGAGACCTGTCGCGGTTAGGACTGTGTCGATACGCTCTCGCACGGTTTCATGCGGGTAGCCGCTTGCCCCGACCTCGACGAAACCTACCCGCGATAGTTCACCTACGGCCGTAATCGTGGAGATAGCGACGGGCGGGACACTAGATAAATGGCTTATCGTGATGTCGGATACTTGCCCCGTGAACCGGTCGAAACCGTAAGCCTGAACTACCAAAGTATCTGATATTTCGACGTCGACCCCTACGGAGCCACGGATAATAATTTGGGCGTTAGACGGTTGCGGGCTTGCCGTTACGTCGGAGCGGCCGTGCTGAATTTGTACCTGGTATTCGATCGTATCTAGGTCGAGGGCTACCCCGTTCAGGAAAATGTCGCTAATCACGATAACACCGGTGCTATAGGTGCCCCGTTACGGGCGTCGTTAGTGCGTAAAAGATTTTGCAGTGCCTGGGCTATTTGCGTATTAGTTATAGCTATTTCTCTCCGAGCGGCTGATGCTACCTTTTCTGCTCGTCCAGCGGTAGCTATGGCTTCCACTTCTCTAATCGCTTCGGCAATATCGGATAATAATTGCGCCTTAAAGGTAACTCCGACAGCTTTACCAATGTTATGGCCCAATTTATTTAGACGTGCCGTGTTTTGTTGAAGTGTCGTGCTGAGACCGTCTATGGTTGCTTCCGCTGTAGCCATACCCGCTAAAAGTCCTTCAGGCACTAGGCCAGATGCTAAAGTTTTGAAAGTGTCTTGAACCATTGGCCACTTAGATTTGAGGGTTTCAAGTAAACCACCCGGATCGTCTAAAGCCGCTTGACCTATACCGCCGCCAATGCCTGGCCCAAGGCTGGCTAATTCTTCGATTAGTGTTTGATCTACTCCGCGTTGCTTTAGGGCGTTTAGGACGTTTCCAAACCATGGGGCCTGGTCTACTGCGGTGTTAAAGTTTTTTATAAAATCGCCAGCGATTAACTTTCCGTCTTCTCCTACTGAACCACCAAAAATACTTTCTAGGTTCACTGTATTTATAGACTTACTTGTACTGGCTATGTATTCGTCTACGGCTCTTCTTGCTTCTTGTAGTTTGCCTATTTCGGTATCTAATGCTTTAGAAGTGTCCGTAAGGTTAGTGACCCTATTTTTTAGTTGGGTTTCCAGTTTTTCTTCGGCTTTTGTCAGAGTGTCCGTTGCTTGAGCGCTTGAACCTGTAGAAGTAGTGAGGTTATCCAGGGCGTCCGTTGTTTCGTCAATAACTCCTGGGGCATGCCCAAGAATTCTTGTCATACGCTCTATATATTCGGCCTCAACTTTTGCGGCTATCCCTGAATCGTACGCCGAGGCTATCAAAGATTTTTTACTAGTGTTTGATGCGTTAGCGGCGTAATATTGTGCTTTGGCTAGGGCTATCGTCGAGTCGTACATTGAGTCAATTAACTTAGCGGTTTCCCCTGCGGCTATTCCCTGGTCTATGTAATCATTTGTAACCATAGGAATAAGGGGCAAAAGGATCCCGAGTTGTGTTGCGTAAAGTTTAACGGCGTTTGTTAAAAAGTTTTGCTCGTCTGTAGCGCCCTCGGAGGCGTCTGCGTTTTTATCTGTGAGAGGTACTAGTTTTGCTAAATCACCAATGAGAATACCTACGCCTCGGGCTAAATCGCCTACACCTTTTTCCGCGTCTTCCATAATGTTTACGAGGTTTTGTGTTGAATTGTTTGTGTTGCCTAAGCCTTCGAGTAAACCTGTACCAAATGATTCTTTAAGATTGTCGGCTGCTTGGCTTAATCTTTTAACTTGCCCCTCGAAAGTTGCG